AACATCTACTTTTCTTCTAAAACCTAGATTACTAAAAATTTGTCTTTGGAATACAATTTCTCCTTCAATATTTCTAACATTAGATACAGGAGCATCATCAACATTGCTTGTAGGAGGTGTTTCCTCGGGTCTTTGCCTTGAAGAATCAGTTTGAACCCCAGAATCTCCTCTACTAGTGTTCATTGGAGAAGTTGGGGGTGGTGTATTTCCTGTGTGATATGCCATTATGTTTTAACTACTTTAAAGTAATAATTGTCATCATAAACTTGGATACCATCATTATTTTCATGTTTGAATAATAATTTATAGTATCTTTCTTCTTGTAAACCGTTCATAT